ACCCAAATGCCTTTGACAAACTCACCATGTCCGTCTTCGCCATCTCTTAAATATTCTTTTCGTACCCATACATCTATTGAGGGCAGATTAACAACTAACGTAGCCATCTGTTAGAAAATCAAACCCTCCCTATATCCATTCGACCTATCGTAAGTTAACACATCCATTCTGTTTTCTGGTTGACCTACAAAAGACACATGCACCCAACCAGAACTCGGACCTTTTGCTTGATCATAGCATTCTAAAATAAGTTGATCGAAAGAAAGATTATCCTTAATAAACACAGCGAGGTCTGCATTGCTTATGCCTGCTATCTCTATATCTGCCGCCTCTCCCTTTGCATGTTGACTGGTTGCTTTTGAACCAATCGCTTCGCATAAATCTACACTGCGATACCCAGAGTTTATTGTCATGGGTTTACCAAAGTGTTCACGGATAGGTTCTAACACATTTAAACAAAGTGTCTCCATACATTTAATATGTATTGGTTCTGGCGTGTTATCGATACCTTTTCGCTCTGCGGTTTGCGATTTTGTAAATTCACTTAACGTGAAATGTGGTGATAGCCTCATCCAGTCCTCCTAGCTATTTCCATATTCTTGAGCACCTCTTCTGGATTACTTCCCAAGAAAGCTGCAACTTGTCTGTTTTCTGGAGATGGTCTAAGTAATTCATTTGTGATTTGATTCTGACTCACATCCAAAGTAGGTTGTGTTTGCGTTAAGTTTTCTGGTCTAGCTTCTGGTAAGTTTGTGGGTGCACTTGTCGTAACATCATTGTTTAAACTTAAAAATTCATTTATGTTTCTTGGCTCTTCTTTTTTTCTTACTGGTGGCGTTAATTTTATGCCAAGTCTTTTCCTAAATAATCTTTGTATTGCAGAAATAGGAACATCAATACCTTTTCTTTTGGCAAGTCCAAGTCTATCTCTACTTGGAAGATATGGTATATATCTATCTGCTTTTAAAGAAAATATTTCTTTACTTCCTAATCCAGCTTTTAGTTTTAATATTTTAGCTATCTTGTTATCTGTTAAACCTATATCTTTCAAACTGTCATAATTTAATTTCATTTCTTTAAATGCTTTGTATCTTGCATCATCTGCTCTTAAATATGCTTCTAATATTTGATCTTTACTAGGATCTTCCAGTCTTAAAACATCAGTAAATAATGTAGCTGCTTCTGATCTGAGTCCTTTAAACTCTTGTGCTTTAAACTCTGCAATCTTATCTCTGTCTATTATTTGAGATTGTAGTCCAGTAAAAGCTCTAAACAATTCACCATATCTTTTGTATTCTCGACCTGTTGTCGGTTCTTCTGCCTTCACATTAAATCCTAAGAACTCTCCACCCTCTGGAAAGAAAAGACCTCTTGCAGTTCTACCAAGCTCTGGAGATTTTACTGGTTGTCCTCTAACAATACCAAGATCTGCTCCTGTTGGAACTCTTATCGGAAGTATATTTGGCTTGAGCGTATCAAGTATATGCACCATAGATTTTTCTATGGATAACCCTAAACCATCTCCTTCTTTATAAACTTTAGCACCAGAACGAGTTCGACCGCCTCTACCTATACCAAGTCCAAGCACACTTTCTTTTGGTAGAACATCTATGGCAGCGTCATAAATCATAGACACTTCAAAGAAAGGACTAAAAAACTCTGCTACGGAATCAAACGCGGCTCCTCTTATTTTAGCAAAATCAGACTTGTCTAATCGTGTGCCTTCTCTAAGAGAACGAGCTAGAGTGTGAAAAGGTTTGCCGACTAAATCCCAAGGGTTTGTGTAACTAAAATCAATAACCTCTGGATTACCTTTTTCATCTTTACCTACTGGTATTAAAACAGAATTTCTTTGCCACGGTGCGGCTAGTCTGTTAATGCCATCAACTTCTTTGTCAGATGTATCAGTCATCATTTGTCCAAATCTTTGTAGTCCTTCACCTAAAATACCAAAAGTAAACAATGCACTTGTCATTCGTCTTGCACCGATCTCTCTTATCGCAGCACTATCACTGGCTAATTCTTTCATGGCGACATCAAGTGTATTAAAACCAGTTCTCATAATCTCTGCTGGAAAAGCAATAAAGTTACCAAGAGGTAATCCTCTTAAACCTTTGATTGCATCTGGAACAAGTTCATAGTTTGGTACAAGGTTACGAATATTATCTGCTGTAAATTGTTTAAATGTCTCTTCTAATTGTTCTGGTGTAGCATCTGACTTTGCTCCAATATATCTACCAAACTCTCTATCTGCATTTTTAGTTGCGTTAGCAATACCTGCTTGTTGTTGTTCTCTTGTTAAGTTTTCAAAGCCTGGAGACTTTTTAATTTTATTTATTGCAGAGGCCTGCATTTTTCTTCTAGCATTTCTAAACTTTTGTAGCTCAAATAAATAATTGTACATTTTCCAAACATCATCACCACCTCTATACAAATCCTCTGCAAATCCAAGAGGTCTTCTAAAAAATTGTCCAAGTTTACTTCTTTTCTCTGCTTTGAACTGTGGGTCTGATCTTCCAAGAGCTTGTGTTTCGCCTCTGACTTGTGCTTCAACAAAATCTCCTTTTGCTTCGTATCCCAAACCTTTTCTTAAGTTATCTTGTATCTCTCGTAACTGAGCAGAACTACCTATGACTCCTCGTTTCTGCATATCAACAAGAAAATCAAGTGTCTTCCCATCTCTTATCAAGTCTATGAAAGTCATCCCTTTGATCTTAAGTTCTTTATCAATAGCGTCTCTCAAAACAAGATTCATAGATGTTCCAAGACTTGCTCCTTTGCCCACGTTGCCTTGAGCTAATGCAAAGCCAGAGGCAGAAGTTACGTTTCTTACTTGCGTTAGTGGAGATAAAATTGTTTTTGTGTATTGCGTGACACCTTTTAAAGTTTGCATAAAACCATAAACATTTCTAAGTAGTGTCGGCATGGTATCTGCATCTGTCCAAACATGTTGACTTAAGTTATTATACATAACTCTAGGAACAGCATATCCAAAAGTTGCTCCGTACATGCTAGATGTTTGATTTGCTCCAGGTGAATACGCATCTCTTGCTACGCTAGTTTCGGCAGATCTTCCCAATATGACATGATTTGGATGGTTTTCTAACCAGTCATCTAAAGCCTTACTTAATAATTTTTCGTCTAATTGAGATACTCTACTAATGTTGTTAGGATCTACGTTAAAAAAATCTGGTTTCTGTTTAATCCAGTTTATTATTTCATCGTCCATTTTGTAAAACAATGGCTGTTCTGGAGTTCCTCTCAATGTGGTGGGTCGAGCTGCGTTTCTAGCTGCAACATTTGCAATATTTATATCCATTGATTCTTTAAACAACCCTAAAAATCTATCAGTTGCAATAAAATTAGATAGCTCTGATACAGTAGAAATAAACGCTTCTCTTGGATCTCTTATCTCACCAAGTATTAATCGTTGAACTTCACTATCTACTTTTCTTTTATTAATTAAACTTGTATCTAATCTTGTTTGAAATAATCTATTCATACCAAGACCTCGATTACCACCTTTTAATTTTGCGTTTCTAACAACAGTATCAATATAAAACTGTGCTTGTTCTCTTGTTAAATTACCTTGACGACTGACAAGTTGTTGCATTTGATCGTCATCTATTCTGTAAGGAGTATCTGTCAAAATACCTCTAATATGTCCATAATCTACACCCTCACCAGCTAAAATTTTTCTAATTATCTCTTCTTTAGCTTGAGGTTGTATTTGATAATTTTTATCATTGTATATTCTATACATTCTTCTTAAGTAGCCACCCTCTCGCATCATTCTTGAGACTTGTCTTTGAAAATTTTCTCTGGTCAACCCACCTTGTATGACGGCATCTTCTGGTAAATCAGTTATCACTTTACTTTTTAAAAACTGATCTGTTAAACCCTCAATGTTTTTAGCTGCTTGTAAATACAACTGATAAAGTTCATCTGGTAGGTCTATAATTTTCTGTTCTTTTTCTAATGCTATTCTTCTGACTCTGGCTGTTACTCCAGTTACGTCTGGGTCTCTTCTAGCTCCTTCTAAAACATCCATAAAATTATCAAGATATTTCTTTTTACTGTGATCTGGAAGACCAGTATAGCGAGGATTTTTTAAAACTCTTTCTATTTCTTCGTCAATCTCTTGCATCTTTTGTTTTGCAACTTTGATATTACCTTCTACTTCTGGATTAATTAACGATCTTGCTCTGGCAACAACTGGATCTAAGAAACCTCTGTATCTCAGTAATGCTTCTAACTTACCTATTATACTTGGTAATGTTCGTGCTCCTTGCCCTTGTGTTAATAACTGTGTTTCTCTTGCACGAATAGCTCTCTTACTTGTATCTATTATGCCTCTGGCTAAAGGCACTGTCATACCACTTGCTAAATCTAAAACAGTTGTGTCCTTAGGTAAAACTTTTCCAGCAAAATTACCCACTGATTGATTTAACTGAGTTAACCCTTCAATGGGTCGTGCACTAAGTGTCTTGTTTAAAACTTTCAAAGAAGCACCAAACGCTGGTGGAAATACGGCAGTTGCTACACCACCTTCAACTCCAACTTTTAATTTATTTAATATTTTTGTAAATGCCCTTTCTTGACCATCCATGCCTACTGCATCAACTGTATTTGTTGGACCTGCATCAAAAAAATCACCTATAGTTTGCGTGTCATCTGTAGAAACAATGGCATCTGCTAAACCTGCCGCACCCAACATGGTAGCATATCGCCCTAATTTTTGTGCTTTCGTTTGTTTTTGAAAAACAATCTCGTCACCTTTTCTAAATTTTCTAAAAGGATCTCTTCGTTTATTTATGTCACTTAAACGAGTTCCTAAAACACGAGCATTTTTAGGACCTATCTCTGGATTTCTTGCACCAACTTTAACTCGACCACTTAAAATTCTACCAACTCGTCCTGCCTTTGAGACGGCAGATGCAGCTACTACACCTGGTAAACCAAACTGAACGAGAGCTTCTGTGACTTTACCAGCTGCTCCTTCTGGATCTATTCCTAGTTCTTCTCTTCTCTCATCAAACCAATTTTCAACTACATCGGTAGCTCTTCCTCCAGTAATCGCATCAGAAATTAAAGTTCCAGTTGTTACAAGACCTTCTGGTATTTTAGACAGACCAGATAGAATACCTTCTCCAGCCTCTGTGAAAAAACCCTCGTAACTGCCACCAGTTCTAGCTTTTGTTGCTTGAGCTATTCTTTCGTTAAAAGCTCTGACTCTTTTCTCAGCCTCTTCTTGACCTATCTCCTTATCGTAGGTGTATTGCTTTCCATCGACTTCATAGGTAAACATTACTGTGGTGATCCTACAAAGAGCTCTGTATTATTTTGATATGTTTTTAAAGTATCCTCATCACCAGACTCTATAGCATTTTTAATCGACTCTGGCAGACTGTTATATTCGAGAATAATACCCTTCTCTTTCAAAGGTCTGTATGCAGTAATTAACATTTCTAAAGCGGTAGAAGGACTACCTTGAATTGGATCTAGAGCTTTCATAAAAGGACTTGTAGATGTTGTTAAGTTTTGAAGAGTTAATCCTAATTCTTGTTGGACTTCATCGGATAGCGTTACACCTGGTTTAGCCTTTAAACCAAAGCCACCTTTTCTTCCTTGTATCTTAATTTTTTGCATACTTTCACTAGGACGATATTTTTTACTGCTCTCTTTCAATGACTTGACTAAATCAAACTCTTGCTCAATACCTTTTTCTGTAAGTTCTAGGTTATCGGCTGTAATTAATTTACTTGGATCTTTTACTTTAACAAGTCCTTGACCTTGTGCAGCCTTAATTTCATCTGGTAATAATCCAGCGATTTGAGCCTTTTTGATTTCTAACAACTCGTTAAACTCTGCACTACTTTTATCTAATTTGAATTTTTCTAAATCGTAGTTAGCCAAGGTTGACATACTTTCTATCTTAAGTTTTCTCATGGTGACTTCTGTGTTTAATTTATCGAGTAAATCTTTTCTTTCTTCACCACGAGTTTGTTGAATTATAGAAAACTCTGCTGCTTTTCTTTGAACGTCTAATGCGTTCTTTGCAATGTTCTCAGATTTTTTATCTTTTAGTAATCGATACATTGTGTTTTGATGTTTTTCGATGTCTTCTCTGTAGTCATCTGTAAGATTTCTCATGTCTCTGCCATAACCTTCAAGACCAATTTGAAATCCTTTTGCTACATTTGTTAAAGCATTTGGACTTTCACCTGCAGCCATAGCAAGACCAGCTCTCATCATGTTAAGCCAAATAGATCCTTGTTGATCCTTTGTAAGTTTTTCATCAAGAGATTTTTTATCAAACCCTAGTAAATCAAAAGCACTATCTCTTACATCTTCAAAAGTTGCTTCTTCTGGTCTTTTGTTCAAAACAGCTAGATATTCTTCTCTGTGCTGGTCTATTGTTTTACCCAGTATGTTTGCACTCTTTAAATTATTTAAATCAGTTGAATATTGTGAATACAAATTTTGTATTTTTTTTATTTCATCTGCCGTTTTATTTTTGATGTCTTTAAAATTAAATGGAGTGGTAGTTGTATCAGTACCAGTACCAGTGTCCGTGGTGCTTGTGCCATCTGTCACTAATCCTTCATCATCTTCTGTTGTAGTAACCACATCACCAGTTTGTTCATCAACAATTTCTTTATTCTCTGTAGTTTTTTTATCTAATATTTTTTTAGCACTTTCATTAATTTTCTTTCCAAAAGTCCCAGACTTATCTTTTTCTAAATCGTCTTGTACAATATTTTCAGCAGAAGTAGTTCCAGGTATAGCACCAAAACTTGCAGGAGTAACCATAGGGGTTCTACCAAATTCAAAATCAGGAGTTTCTATTTCTGTGTTAAACCTATCCTCAGGTCGTGGTTTCCCATAGAAAGGAACTTTAAATGTTCCCCCTCCTTGTGGTATTTGTATTATCTGATTGTCACCAGTTAAAAGAGGATTAGCTTTTGCACTTGAAACAATATTAAAGCCACCACCATTAGATCTTTTTATTAGCTCTGGTCCACTAGCCATGATCCCAGTGGCTCCACCTTTTTTACGAAACATTGGTCTATCGTATACGCTCATCATGCAGGCCTTCCAAAATTAAAGAAGTTACCAAAACCACCAGCTTGTCCTACTGCTCCAAGACCCGCGATTCCAAGACCAAGTAATTGTGACCCTCTGCTTGGACCTGGTGCTCTTTGAGTTGAAAAAGTTTGTTGTAGTGCTGGAACACCTCTGAATATATCTGACATAAATCCAACTTGTTGAAAAGGCAACGCTTGTGCAGCAAGTCTGTTTGCTCTTAATACATCAAGCTCTCTTTGTCCTTGTTGTTGTTGCAGACCTCCGATACCCAACAATGTGTTGATATCTTGAGTTGCCATCTGTTGTCCTAGTTGTCCAAGTCCTGCTTGAGACACACCTAACTGTCCAGTTAATTGTGCTTGTCTTAATTGTTGATTCGCTGCTTGTTGTGCTGCTTGTTGTGCTTGTTGAAACCCAGCAGATCTTAACTGTGCTCCAGTTCTAGCTTGTTGATCGAGAACATTTCTTGCAATCTCTGCTTGAGCCACACCTTGTCTTGATCCACCGAAAGCACCTTGACTTATGGCATTTCCAGCTAATTGATTCTGTTGCATCTGTCCTTGTCTTGCTATGTCTGCTTGTGTCGTTGCAATAACATCTTCTGTAAAGGGACTCATAAAATCTTTGTAAGAAGTAGGGTCGTAACCAGATCCCATTGCACCCATGATTCCTTGTTGAATTGCTCCACTACCTTGTCTTAGAAAAGGTTGAAACGCTCCCACTCCACCAAGTGCATTTGCAATCGCAGATCGTTGTCCTTCTGAAAGTCCAGCAACTTGTTGTTGCTCGAAAGGCATCATTGAGCCTTCACCAGTTAAGGCTTTAGCACTCTCAAATATATCTGCTAAAAATTCTTCTTGAAATGGTGCAAGTCTTACGGTTTGGGTTTGGGTTTGTCTTATATTTTGATCTGCCATTATGCTACCCTCTCTAATTCTGACATCATATCATACATTCTAGCGGCTCCAACGTCTCTGTCTCCACCACCAGCGCCTCTTACTGCTTTGGCAGTAAGTACAAATTCACCATCAGATAACATAGCTGGAACAGAATCACTCGTTCCAGTTCCAGGTCCTTCAACCTCACCACCATCTGCTAATGTCTCTGCACCTTGTCTTTCTCTTAAAGTTTTAAAATACTCTGCTCTTTCTTCTTCATCGTCTAAATTAAATGTCTTTCCATCGATAAGACCAGTGCCTAATCTAGTTCTTCCTACTGGATAAGGTCTCTCTTTAAAGTCAACTTTTTCTTTTTCTTCTTCTCCTAAAGTTCCGAGTGCTAAAGCACCACCACCCAATGTAGCAATTCCAACTGGACTTGTGGCAAAATCTTTTAACGTGCTCATAATACCAGCACCACCAGTGGATGTTACAGCTGGACTCATAGGACCTGTTGCACCAACAACTCCAGTGACTGGATTACCAGTTGCAACGCTAGTGGTTGGTGCAGTTGCAACTACGTTAGTTGCGGCACTGCCTGCGGTCGGAGTAAAAAAGTTACCACCACTTGCAGCGTATCCACCGATACCACCTAACAAGGCAGCTTTTAATGCGTCATCTGTGTCTGCTCCACCAACAAGGCTTCCTATACCTGCTCCGAGGGCAGAACCTATGGCGGCAGAACCCAAAGGTCCACCTATTGCAAAACCAATCGTACCACCAATTACTGGTGCGGCTTTTTTTAAGATTTTTGTAAAACTTTTAAATATTCCCATATTACCTACTATAACATCTATGTTACAACTTTAACAGTACCATTATCATTAAACAACGCACCAGTTTCTAATCCATCAGAACTTGTTGGTAGTTCTGTCAAAGTTATTTTAGTGCCTCTCAACTCACCAGGGTTTTGTAGTTGATTTGTAAGTTGACTCAAACTTCTAACCATTTCATTAAAATATTGTACGTCATATTCATCTGGTGGCAACGAAAAGGTTGGTGGTACAAGTTGTCTGCTCATCTATCTCCATCCGCTCTTAAATCAACTCTTGGTGTTCCAAGTCTCCAGTTCACACCTTGTGTTGTGCTTTCTACTCTAAGTCCAAATGATCTTCCACGCAACCTTAAATGATTAAGTTCTGTGTCAGAAGTTACTGTATTTGTAGATGTTTTTATAAATCCACCACCTGGACTTCTTTGTGCTTTTAACGAAAATACAGCTTGTTTGTTATCGTTACTTAAACCATTGTCGCTTTTATCAAAACTGACATCTGGTATCATTCTTCTTAAAAAGACAAACTGATCACCATCTTGTACATCTATTGGACTTGATTCTATAAATGATGTAAAAGCAGTGCCGTCATTATCATTACCTTTTTCATGGTTGTAAACAAGATTAGAATCTGTAGCCATGGGATATTGATACACTCCTCGATCTACCCAAGATGTTCTTGATAAAGAACCAACATACCACACTTTTTCATCGTAGTTATAAATAACATACTTATCATTTTCATCTGTACCGCCATTAGCACCAGAGTTTGATTCAGATGGATAGAACCAAAACACTTCTCCAAAGGCAGAATTTACACCAGCATACACTTTATCAGACTGGGTTTCGTTAAAATCTTGAAAAACATGATCTCTTACAGAACAAGGTATGACTTGCACACGACCATCATAAACATAAAATCTATCATAACCCATCCAAAATATTGCATCACCAACAGCAACTGCCGCGTTGAATCCTTTGACTGTTGTGTTACTGGCAAGTTGATTAACACCAAAAGTAAAAGGAGGACCTATAAACTGCATACTAAATACCGCAGTATCTGTAAGAACTATCATCTCTCTTCTAGTTTTTACTGCCGTTACAATCTCTGATCCAGAGCCTAGTCTTAAATCACCTGCCGTGTTTGTTGCAGTGGGTGTCCAAAGAAAGGGGTTTTCTTGATGGCTAAATCTAATTAACATTCTATCTTGCACAACTGAGTCTATAGGATTTGCACCAAAACAGATAACATGACGATCTCTTTCAGACACCATAACTTTTCTTGATTTTTTTGGAGCCGCGTCAGATAACTCTAACAAGTTTTTTGCTCTAGATGTCAAACCTAAACTTTTATCCCAATAGAAAACAAATCCATCTCTATTGTTAAATATTAGATCCTCTCCAAAATTATCTTGTGACCAAAGGCGTAAAGTTCCACCACCAGCAGTTTCACTTGAAGCAGAACCCCAACCATCTGCACCCCAAGTTCCTGCACCCCAACCATCACCTGGTACTACGGTGTTAATACCTATATTGATTTGATATTCTGCATCTGCCGATCCAGCACTAGATAAAGCCGCATCTGCATTACCACTTAAAGTTATAACATAGCTATTGGCATCAGTAATTGATGTGATAGAAAACTCGTTATTTATCTTTGTGTTTAAATCACTGTTACCAGTATTGGCATTAGAAAATGTAACAAAGCTACCTGCAATAGCACCATGATTTGCATCATTAACGGTGGCTTGTGCAGAAGAGGTTGATGTTGTAAAAGTCAAAGCCATTATGTTTCATCCACAAAATCTGTCACTGTAATATTTGTTGGAATAACTGTGGTAGATATAGTTACTGTGCCTATCGCACCAACTGCAGCTGGAGTTGTTTCTTGTTGAGTAACAGTGCCAATTTGAGCTGTTGATGTGACCCCAGTGACAATCACAGGTGTAAATGTTGCGTTTGAAACAGCCGTAACAGTTACGCTACCCAAAGCAGTTGTTGCTGCTAATCCAGTAACTTCAAATAAAACTACTTGTCCATCTATATCAAAAACAACTTCACCACTTACAACCTTTCGTCTAATTGGTGTGATGTCGTTATAACCTTGAGATTCCTCTATGTAAAATTTTATTTCTGTGCCTATACCTAAATATTTATTGCCCTCTAAGTTTGCCCAAGCATGGAGTGATCTTGACGAACCTAAGAAAGTAACAATAGAATATTTTTCCCAACCACCTAATTTTTCTGGATAACCAAAACGAAATCTAACTAAATCACAATCGTTCCAACCACCTTTGTTTGAATAAGATGTTGTCTCTTTATTTATTCCTGGTCTGAACTTTAAAGACGTTATTGGCACGATTACTCCTCACTTGGAAAATCAAAAATAGGAGGATTGCTATTATCTGATGGAGTTTCAAATAATTTCATAAAATCTGCAAGACTACTACAATTATTTATTTTTGTCTCTATTGTATTACAAGCAGTTCTTACACTATCTCTATATGTTGTTGTTGCGTCAGGTATAGCAGTTCCTTTTTCAGCCTTGCGAGTTATCATCCAATCTGAAGATGACAAAAGATTATTTGCCTTTTCTTTTGTTTTTTGTATCCATATTGTTTTTAAACCCTCAGTGATAAGTTTTGTTTTACCATCTTCTTTATAAAGTTGCTTTCCATCATCATCTTTTGCATCTTCATCTGTTAGGCTTTTTTCAATTAGGGTTCCATCTGTTTGTCTTCCCCAATAAAATCTATGATCATAAGCCTCTTCAGATGCTGGTGAATTTTCCCATGTTAATCCATTTGCTTTTTTTGCAGAGTCTGACCATCTCATCCAAACTGCTGGATGTTGAGTACCATCATCAGCGACCCATGATCTCCCTTCTCTAATTACTTTATTATTATGTTTCCAAGGCATTATTGTCTCCTATCTTGCATTACTAAACTGAAATGGCTGTTCTGCAAAAGCCATATAGATGTAAGTATCATTATCTCCATTAGTATTACTGCTTGTTGTTCTACATTTAAATCCATTTGAAAATATATCAATTATGTTTGCACTTGTACTAGTATACTCTTTGAGATTAGAGTCAGCTAAAAGTCTATAGTTATTAGGATTGTAACCTAATCTTTTATTATCCATCATAAACCAATTACCAGTTCCATTATATCTTTTGATCATAACAAAAGCAGGACGAAATCCAGTATAGACATACTTTCCGTCTGTTGAACCATTGCCAGTATAATTGCCAAACTTAGAGTAACCCTCTATTTCAGCAAAACAATACATAACATAAGTTGTGCTACTTTTATTACTTGAATTATCGTTGCCTACACCAATTACTGATGTTGTTGGTGCTGATCCACCCCAGTAATTTGAGCTTGAAGATGCTCTTGCATTAGTTGCATTTAAAAATATTGTATAATTGTGAGGTGCAGAAGAATCTAATCCTTGATGATAAACGTGCCAGTTCTGTGCCTCGCTTCTTGACTTAACTAGAACCCAAGCTGGTTTTTTTCCTAATCCGTGTCCAACAGTATCTGACTGAGTGCCAGTACCAGTATAAGTTACAATACTAAATCCTGCTGTTGTATTTGCTTGAACTGTTGATGTAATATCTCCATCTGTATTACTGCTAGTTGTTCCACCATTGGCTTTCCAATGCCACACAACATAAGTTCTACTAGAAGCATCGTTTGTAGTAGACACACCTCCAAGCAAAACTATATCGTTTCCACTTTGAGATTGTATTGCAACTGAATCTGTTTCAGATAAACTACCATTAGATTCCAATCTACTTTGTAACTTTGTTCCAGTACTTGCGTGTGCTCTTGATGAATCAAATAGTTGAGGTTGAATACCATCTGTTGTTCTTTCCTTAAACCACAACCAATCAGCTTGAAAATTTAAAGTTCTAGTTTGATTTGAAGAAGATCCTGCATATGTATCTGTATCAAAATGATCATCTGCTTGTGAAGATTTACTTGGACTTATTGTAGTATCTGGCAGATTAGCCGCACAAATCGCCAAATAATCTGTGGGAGGAGCATATTTAAATAGTCCTTTTCCATTAGAATCTGTTTCTGTACCTGCTGTTATGCTTCCATCTCCATTAAAACTTTGATTTTGCCCGAAATTAAAAATGTGTCTCGAACTCTTGTAATTTTGTACGTGTGGTACCATTACTGTGTTAGCTGTAAATGTATAACTTGGATTAGTTCCGTTAACTGGATTACCACTATCTTCAAAAGAACCATCGTTTTTTCTTATAAATAATTTTCCTGCATCAACATCCATAGCAAAACTAACTACATCTCCTGCAGCATAAGATGTCTTGCTACTGGTGCTACCACCTGAATAATAATAAATTCCTCTTTCATCCCAACCAAAAAAGTTTCCGTAACCAATAATTGCGTCTGTATCTGTATGGCTACCAGTTATTTCCTCAACAGCTACTATACCAATCATGTTTGACGCACCAGGATCATAATCATAATGAACTTCCCAATACCACTTGCCAGAAGATAAGGGAAATGTGCCTATAGCTTGAGCAGTGCCACCAGTTCTATTATCTGCATATTGTAAAGCTCCCTGTGACATATCGTTTACATCTCCTGCTGCTAAAGGATTTAGTATACAAAAATTATTTTCTGGAGAATCTGCCATGTTTATATCGTCAGCAGTAATATTTTCTGCTTGCCAATGATTTCCGTTACCACTTGTATCTGCACCTACTGTACTAGATGATCCAGCCGCTCCAGAAGAGTTTAATGTTGTATTTATAAATTGTAATCTCCAACCTTGTGTTCCATAAGATGATGAGTATTCAACGGGTATCCATGTGCCATTTTTTAACTCTCCAAAAGAGGTTGGTCCTAATGATGAACCATCAACAACATTTAATTCTGCCATGTACCCATCATAAAACATTGTGCCATTTGATCTTCCACCATAGTAATGATTTATACCACTTAATAGTCCTAAATCGTCATTTTCTGAAATACTACTTCTATTATCTGTGCTATATGATGCTTCGTTACCATTAATATAAAGTCTTAATTTGTTTGTGTCTGATGATTGTGTAGTATCCATCCTCACTATTAAATTGTACCAGTTTGTAGGATCAAGTAAGGCTTCAGATGATTGTAATAAAGTTGTAGTTTGAGTACCAACAGAAAAATAACCAGTGCTATTTATATATATATTAAATTCATTTGCATTATTTACTATTGTACTTAATAGCATCACTGTTGAACCAAATTTAGTTTTCTTAATCCAAAAAGAACAAGTCCAAGTTTTTTGATTTCCTGCTGCAAAGTTAGGTGCTGTGCTACTTTGTCTTGTTAGATAATGATTTGACCCATTAAATCTTAAAGACCTTTCAGCTACACCATTATAAAATCCAGTGCTTTCATCACCTATACCTGATGCAGGAAGTATACTCATTTTATGTTAGAGCTCCAGTTGCACCTACTAATATAGTATTATCGCCACTAGATGCAGAACAGTAATAATTAAGCATATACGTTCCTGCTGTTGATAAGGCAGTTAATATATCTGCATTTATAGCAACACTAGCATGAGCAGACACAGTATGACCACCAGTGTTAATCAACATTACTGTTCCAGATTGTCCTTCTGCGGGATTAGTAAATGTCAAAGTAAAATCACCTGATGGAGTGCACTTAAAAAAGTTACTAACACTTAAATCAAAACTACCATCATCGTCTGTTGTTTGAGTACCCGTGCCTCTACCAGCTACAGAAACATCGTTACTAATTGTAACTGCTGTTGATGCAGTTAAATCTATTGTTGGTGCAGTGATCTCGCACTCTGTATCTGCGTCAATGTCTAATTTACCATCAGAGCTAGAACTTACTGATAAAGCACTATCTCTAAACATTAATTTATTTGTAGAGTTAAGAGTTAAACCACTGCCATCTGTGTGTGTCAATGTTGTGTCTGTATCTGCACCAAACCCTAATACTGCATCATCAGAAGCTAAAGTTAAATCATCTCCAACTTGTAGATCTGTAGATACATCAACTCTAGTACTAGCGTTTAAATCAATTATAGCCTCACCATCTATTCGTAAAGTGCCGTCAGATGATTGTTGTACAAAACTTGCAGCGTCACCAAAAGTTAATTTATTTGTTCCGTTTAGCGTTAGTCCAGTGCCATCCGTATGAGTAAGTGTTGTATCAGTGTCGGCTCCAAAACCAAGAACAGCACTATCTGATTTTAATGTAACATCATCACTTACTATTAGATCATCATCGACTGTTAAGTCTACAGCTGCTAAATGTGCAAAAGCATCCACTACGGCTGCTCCAGAACCTGCACCATCTAAATAAACAACCTTTGCAGTGCCTGGTGCTATTGTAACATTATCTCCAGATCCTTGTGATATAATTATATTTTGTGAACCACTTGTTCCATTTTCGATAATATGTACTCTACTTAAAGTGTTTGGTGCTATTGTGATCGTGCAAGCAGAGTCCAAAGTTCCAGTGTACTTGATAAACATTGCTCTACCAGGATCAGTAGAAGCATCTGCTACTGTTGTAGTATGAGTATCAGCGTTTGTTGTTATACCCTCTGTGCCAAAACCTAATGCTTCACCTATAAGCTCTAAATTAGTGTTTGTTTTTGTACCCCAAGTTCCTGACTGTTCGCCAGTGTTCATTTCTTCGAGTCTTAAATTATTAACAAATGTACTTGCCATTATGCGACCTCTTGCCAGTTAGCTGTTTGATTAGGAACGATCAAACTGTAGACCAATTCCTCGCCAGTGCCACCAGTAGCACTAACTCCCGTTAAAGATACCACACATTGGGGTACTGTGACAACACTTGATATTCCACTTTGTGCTGCGGCTAATGTAACTGCTATATCCACACTTGCTACAACAGTCTCAGAACCTAGTGCAGTTGTGCCTGCAACACCAGTAGTCGGTGCTCCAGTTGTTGTTGCTACATTAGGGATACCAAGCGTGTTGGCAAAATATCCCATCAAAGCATGGTTATAGCATTGATAATGCAATGTTGGTGCTCCGTCTGGAACAGTTATTTCTACATATCTGGTTGTGCCTGCATTAAACGTAGATGTATCAACATAAGATGATTGAGAGACAGAAGAACCATCTATATTGTAACTTACACCACTCGTGTATGTTGTATTTTTGTCCTTATCTTCATAAAGATTAATTGGATGACCATCATTAGTGCTATCACTTTGATCGAATCTATACGTATTACCTTCATACATAGTTAAAGTAACATCACTGGTAGCTGTCGATCCACCAATAGCGTACTTATTTGTTGATCCTTGATTGTAATAAGGATGATTTGAAGGATTACCAGAAACAACAGTAACAGTAAAAGTAACTGTGCTTGCACCAGTTTGACTTATGGCAGTGGTTGCAGAAACACCAGTGACGGCAACATTTACACCAGGTATACCATCTGGAGTTCCAAGTCCTGTTGTTCCTTGAACACCAGTAACAACAACGTCAATTTCCTCATTCCAAGGACCTTGACCCCATGTGCCTCTACCCCAACCTTGTAAGGTAGTATTTGACAATTTATGCTATCCTTATAATCGCATTACTTGCATCAGCAGTTGGAAACTGAACTGTAAAAGTTCCAGATGTTGATGTCTTGTTGGATGTAAAATCTAAAACACATACTGCACTATTACCACTACTTGAGTCATTATATATTAATGCACCCATAGCTGTAATTGTTGCTGTTGTAAAACTTATATCAGCAAAATCTGTAAAAGCCGTTGCAGTAGAAGTAGAAGTAGCAACAGATGGATCAACTCTTGTTAGCTCTCCACCTCCAGCAGTATAACTACCACTGTTAGCAATCTCTCCAGTTGTGGTATAAGCAGTCGTGCCAAAACCTAAAGTAGCAGTTGTGCCTGATTTACCACCACCACCTTCTGCATAAAGTGCTAATCTAAAAGTATTGCCTCCTGAATTTTTAAAGTTATGTACACCTTCCATTAATTCTTTTTTAAAAGAATTGCACATTGCTTGAGCTATAGCCATATTAGAGTCTCCTTATATATTCAGCCGTTTCCTTTTGACCATTTGATCTTAGGACTTGAATAATACTAGCACGCTCTTCCTTTCTTGCCAAGAGAATATAATGGTACAATATTCTTTTAAGTTGCTCTTTAAATAATTTTGCTTGTTGTCTTACATGTGGAGGTGCTTGATCTGATATGCTTGCTATTTTATCTACAGCAAGATCAGCTATTTGTTCATTCGTTAAACCTCCCCCATTTGAAGTTTTGACATTCACACTGCCTACCTCTGAAAAACTTATATTAAACATTTTTTTTCTCCTCGTAACTTAAGCCTGGTATATCTTCTCTACCAATAAGATTAGGTTTTGAATCTAATGGTTCTGGTGGTTCTAGTTTTGATTTTTTAGTTATTAACATATTTCCGTTTGTTGCAGTAGATACAAGTGGATCATCTAATCTATGATAACCATAGAGTTTTTGATCGTTTGGCACATTCATATCAAGTAAAGAAGAGCTATGAGCTATATGTATTTTAATCTTTTTTGATAGAGCTATGGCTAACCAAAACTCACAACAAGCTCTGCCAGCCTCTGCAAAAGCTACATCTTTATGTGTGAAATCTATTCCATATAAATGCAAATCTGTAATATCTTGTATAATTGCATAAGCAATGGCATAAGACACAGTATTGTTAAAATAGGCATAACCACTTTTATGTATAACTTCTTGTAAAGGATATTCTATACTTTTTTTCTTCATATAAGATACTATAAATTTTATCTTATAAATGTCAAGACTTAGGAACTCTTACCAAACCGTCTCTATAAGAGTCAGAATAATTTCTACCCTCTGCGTATGTCTTGAGTCTACTCAAGGCTTCTGCATATCTTGTGTTATATAATTGTATAAGATCTGCCTCGCCTTTCATAAAGGTATAAGCCTCTACAAGAGAAGCATACAGAAGAGCATCTGGTGCGTTTGTGCTGATCCATGTTGTTCCAGAGTCATCTGTGGTAAGAGAAGCTGGTCTGTAATAATAGTGAAGCTCTACTGCAAAACTACTACTAGGAGTCGGAGCCACTATAAAAGTGTCAACATCAAACTGTGCATAATAAATAGGAGATCCAGTTGTAGCTGGATTTGCCGTATACTCTTGAATAAAATTTACATCTTTTTGTAATAAAAATACATTTTCGCTACTAGCGTTCACATAGGATAATGAGTGAGTTGCTAAATAATCAGATGGTTTTTCAAGAAACTTATTACCACTCGTCATAGCTCCAGTAACATTTTTTCTAAAATAATCTAAATCTACAGATTTAAATATTCTCTCTTCTGCGTTTGTAATAAAGAAAGGTATCTCTGCTACAAAAGTAGATTCGTCATTTTCAGTCCATTCTTTTATTGATGCTGTTAATGTGGTTAATGTAAAGCTCATGTTATACTCACTGTCACTGTTCCAAGGCTAGTTGTAGCCGTAAAATTTGTTAACTTCTTTCCTATTATACCATCTCCAGCATTGGTGTATACTACAAATGAAACCAAGTC